TCCTGAAGCATTTGTTTGTGGGATTGGTTGTTGCTCATTTATTTTTTCAAAAAATCTTTCGGGGTCTTTTAATCCCGTATCTTCTAATGTTGCCTCTAATAATTCCTTTATTTTTGGTTTATATCCTTCCCCTTGTAATAATTGTAATACAACTGGGTTAGTTGTCAAGGTGGAAATTGCTGCCTGTCTTCCTGCCTGTCTTTCCTCTCCCTCTGATATTGTCATCATTCTAATATCGGGTATAAAATCATACTGCCCTTCAATATCTTCTTTGGTAATATACAAATCTGCCTCATCACCAATATCGGAAGTCTTTAGTTTTGGAGCAAACTGATATTTAGCCGGATTTTTCTCTTTTGGATTAAGAACAACTGCCTGCTTGGGCAGTTTAGCCGCCTCTATCATCTCTTGTAGTTGGTCTTCGGTGGTATCTGGATTTTGGGCAATAATATCGGCAATCGTTTGCTGGGCTTCAATTGGGATATCAGTGTCGGAAAATCCTGCTTTCTTGAAAAACTCCCAGTTATCTTTTCCAATAACTTTAATTATCTGATAGTGTTTGCTTTCATCGGAGAATAAAAACTGTTGGTTGTTGGCAATCCACATTGAAATAACATCTCTTAAAAACTCGCCCAAATCGGTTAAGTTTTTTTGGTCAATAGCAGTTTGTTGTCTTGCAGAAGCCCTAATTTCGGTGGCTGTCTTTTTTTCTTGGGTTGGGTCAACATTGGACACTCCCTGACTTAACGCCCCCATTGCTGTATTTAAAGCAGAGGTTAAGGCTAAATAGGTTGATTGAAAGTATTGAATGGAGTTGGCATCAAATCTAAAAGGAGTAATTGCATCTGGTCTGTTTACCGTCCATATAGCATGAGGTGAAAAAACCACTGTCTCTGGACGGTATGCGTTTTCAAGAGCAATTAAAGGATTACCTAATTTTAAAATCACCTCATCCATATAGCCGCAAAGCAAAGCTTGAATTGCCCGCCATAAAGGAATTACTGGCTCAACCTCATTTTCTCCCAACGGGTCATCTTGAATTGGGTGGTAGCGAAGTTGGGCAATTGGAATTTTTCCGTGGTCATAAGGATTGGGAATATCCCGCAATATCACCTTATAGGTTGGAGAAAAAGTAATCCATCTATCCCAACGAAATTCGGTGACAATCTTAATCATCGGAAAGGCTTTATCTTTTCCTAATCTGTCTTCCCGCCCCTGAATTTCCAACACTCTTGGATTATATTCTGTCCGTGTATCAGATATTTTATTCTCTAATTTTTCCTTAATAACAGAAAGATTTGTAAATAAAGGTTTTCCTTCACTATCAACGGCTTTTTCCAAATCATCCAAAAACACCCATTGGCGAAGTTGAAACCATTTGGCATCCCTTATGTGAGAGGCGGTTGGGTCAATTCCACAATCTCTTATATCAAGAGGTTTTATTTCATTCCCTTCATATAAAACATTCCCGTCTTTGTCTTTCCTAACCCTCCACTCAACTAAAACGAATTTAGAACCATACAATCTTGTGTCAAGGTCGCAAATTGAAAGTTTTGTCTGCATTGAGCCCCCCTCCTCTGCCCGTCTCCACTGGTAGTCAAGTAAAGCTTGTTGTATTCGTGCTTTTATGACATCGGCATTCTCAACCGGCACAACTCGTCCGGTAATCCGTCCACCTGTAAGCCTGGAGTTTTTTTCAATAAGGATAGTCCGCACTCTTGGGTCAACGATTTTACTTTCAAACGGCCAATCGGAAGGCAGGATGCCGTAATAGGTGTCGGTAACATCCCTCCACCCAAACTTCCTGTTTATTCTTTGGGATATATCGTTAGTCCAATCCCGATAATGGGAAGTTAACTCTGTTATTAAATCCTCTTTCTGTTTTTTTGCCATATCTTCAATTATAACTTATTTGAATAAGGGGTTTTCAATTCTAAATCAATTTTAAAAACTTTAACCCGCACTTCCTGTTTAAACTTCTCAAGTCCTATTTTTTTCCCCAACTCCTTTAACGTTTTAATCTCTGCTATTTTAAGATCATGCCAGCAAACAGAACACACCCTTAAAAAATCCCGTCTGTAATTATCAAAAGGAAAAAAATACTGGGGCATCCCGATTATTTGTTTTTCACCGCAGAGCTGACAATTCCACTCCTCTGTTATCTCACGAAAAATACCATAATTCCCGCCGCCCCACTTGCTCCAACCGAAAAGCATTTTTGATAGAGGCGGTGTTTGATATGATTTTTTCATGCTAAAGACCAATTTTTTTTAACAAATCCCGCATATTGGGGAATATATTGCTGTTGTAAAGTCCTTTCCTCAAGATTATTGTTAAGTTGCCAAGAAATTCCAAGACTTAACACAAGATCATCTTTTGCTCCTTTATCAGCCTGTGCTTTCCAACTTGATGAGGTTTGAACAACGACAAAAGAATATAACTCATTTATTGTCTCCTTGTCATATATTCTTATAACTTTATTATCTATAGCCTGCTTTAAGTCCTGAAGCATTTTTGGTCTTGTTGATGAGGATGTAGTCCAGCCATATTGAACAGCCTCTGGTGGATTTTCTCTTCCGAAGGTGGGCATCTTGAACAAGTCATATTTATTTAATCTATTCATTGCCGCCAGCCTGTCCATCTCAAATGCTCCACCGTTGTTTCTTTCGTATGCGACAACTGGTTTAATCATTGTCTTATCATATATTTTTTCCAAAACTGGAACTAAAAGGTTGGTAAATTCGGTAGTTGTTATAGGCGAGTGATAAACCAAAGGTACATCTAATTTGGTTTTTGAAAGAAATTGTGCGGCAGTATAATCACCGCCACCTGATGCGGTATCAACACCAATGACAATAAACTCACCTCGTTCTATTGGTCTATACTGTCTGAACATAGATTAAATCATTCTTAATTGGTTCTTTTATGTTGTCAAGATACCATTTTAATGCCTGCTTATCAAAATACAAAGCTCCGCTACTGATAAACGCTTCAATATCAGTCTCGGGATACTCTTGAGAAAAAAATTCTTTTAATTCAAGTTTTTTTTGGTTTAATAAATCCTGGGAATAAAAATCACTTGCTTTATAAAATAAAGGATTGAAAGGCCTTTCTTTTCTTTTACACTCCTCCCAGAAAGTTTTGAAGAAATTGAAGCCATTACTCGTTGTTTCAATGAAAATCTTTCCCTCTGGCACTACTGCCTGTAAAGCGGATCGCAATATTGCCTCTGGGTCGGGATAGTAGGCAAACTCACTGGCGTGTAATCCAGTTAAAGATTTTGACCTACCTACCTCTTTATTCTCGGCTGTTCCTATCTTATAAGTAGAATTTAATTGTTCATTGTAAAGTTCATATTTTGAATTGTATTTTAAATCTAATTTTACCTTATTAATTTCTTCAAATGACTTTATGTAAAATTTTACTCTTGACAATAAATCTTCGGCATTATCTGATTTATCAGCAATAACCATAGAGTATGAGTTGTCTTTTAGTAAAAAATCAGTTGTAAAGATAGCAAGGATAATAGAAGAAAAACCTAACTGTCTTGATTTTAAGATTACGTCCCGTCCTGTTGCTTTGTTTAATATGAAGTCTTCCTGTATCCTCCAATGGTTTTGGTCATCATAAAATCTTTTTATCTGTCCGTCTTTGGCGACAAGCATAAAGTTGTCTTTTATGAAGTTGACATATATTTTTGCTTTTTCTTTAAAGGTTGCCATATTTTTGTTTTAGTTGTCCAAAAACATTTATTTGGGTGTTTGCTTGAATGATGGGTTGATTTTTAAAAACTCTTCTATCAAGCCACCATTTGGCACTTTCTAAATCTTTATCCTCCGTGATTGCCTTCACTACCAAGTTTTTGGCGACAATATCAGCATAATGTTGAGCCGCCTCCATTTTCGTAAAAAAACTCTCATCTTCTTTTAGCCAAGCATAATAAGTTGGTTTTGTAATTCCAGCGTAAGCACAAGCCTCCTCTACTGTTCCTCCAACCTTAAAAATACTTTCCAGTTTTTTAACCACTTCCTCGTTTAACTTGGTTGGTCTTCCCCCTGGATGTTTTTCTATATTTTTGGTGTTATTGTCTCCCATTGATCTTTTTTTCCGATAAAATTAGCATAACGCTTTCGTATAACATCGCAATAGTGTGGATCTATTTCCATCATATAGCATATACGATTAGTTTGTTCGCAGGCTATAAGAGTAGAACCCGTACCACCAAACAAATCTAATACACTATCCTTACTAAAATTTTTTATAAAATGACTAACAAATTTTATTGGAAAAGTTGCATTATGTATCTTTGATTCTTTATTCTCCCCAGACGCACTATTGGTTTCTATAAATTTACTTAATGATCCTCGCTTGAAAGTAGCAGTTCTTATTGCACGATTATTGTTTTCTTTGCTAAATATCAATATAATTTCAACTTGAGAGTTCATTACATTTTTTGCCATCGCAGGTGCAACCTGCGATTTCTTCCAATATGCAATATCTACGAAGTAATCTAAATTAAGATATAGAAATGTTGCCAAGTCTCTTTTATTGTTTTCAAGAAATTGAAGGTTGATAAAAGTATATCGTGAATTATCCAAACTATTCTCCAGAGACTTTGTTAATAAATCAAGATAGTCCGCTTTATTGTCAGTATCGTTTATATATTTAGAATCCTTTTTATAACCCAAATTATGTCCAACATTATAAGGCGGTGAATGAAATGTTATATCAACCTTCTTTCCATCCATCAACTTCTCCACATCCTCCATTTTTGTAGCATCCCCACACATAAGTCTATGTCTACCTAATTGATAAATTTCTCCATGTTTACTTTTTGGCTCACTTTCCTCAACTTCAGGCACTTCATCCCCCACCACCTCCTTAAACTCATCGATCAACTCTCCTAATGGTTTTGGTTTATCAAGCTGAATTGTGAAGTTAGATAAATCTAAATCAGGAAAACTACCAACCAAGTTGGCTAAATCATCTTTTTGATATTCTCCCAACTGGTCATTATCCGATAAAGCATATTTTATTTTTTCCTCTTCTGTGTTAGCCTCTACTATTGAAACCCATACTTTTTTATATTCCAACTCTCGATATGCTTTTAACCTCATATTTCCACCTAATACAGTTCCATCTTTTGTAATAATAAGAGGTTTATATTCGCCTAATTCTTTTATTTGATTTTTTAAACGTTCAAAATTTTCTTTTGATATTGTTCTTGGATTTTTATCCCATTCGTGAAGTTTATCTATTTCCCAAAGAAGTTTATCCATATAAAAAACTATAACAAAGTATATCGTAGTTGTCAAGAAGTTTTAACCAAAAAAAAGGCAGGATTATTAGTCCCGCCTTTGAGCAAGATTTTAATAAAAGAAAACCAGATTTTATTATCTTATCAAAAAAATGTTTAGTTTTCAAGAAAGTTTAATTTTGGCTTATTGTAATACTATAAATAAAATACCTCTTGACAAAATAAGAAAGTTATGTTTTAATGAAAATTAATTACAAATTAAAAAAATTTAAGGAGGTGAAAAAACATGAGATTTTTTCAAGTCCAAACTAATCCCCAACTTTGCGGGGCGCACATAGCCTGTTCTTGCGACTGGGAGAACTTTCTTTCAAAAAAGGAAGCGGTCAGGTATGCAAAAAAACTGGTCGAGGAAGCTGACGAAGAGGGAGTCGAGGCAACCGTGTCTCTTTGCTCGGGGGAAGAGATAGACGATTTTTCTCCAGACTACTTGGCCACAGCCGCAAAGGTGAGAAAAGAAAACGGGAAAATCAGCGTAAAAAACACGAAGATTCAAAGAAACACGGGCAGAAATTTTATTTTTTGGGGCGGTGCGGAATACCGAATTTAGCTATTACTGGGGGGCAAAGCTAAAAGCAGAAAAAGAGGTTGAAAAAATGAGAAAGTTTGGTATGATAAAAAAATCACTACCGCTCGTATAAGGGACGACGAGTAGTAATAACTTTCTTTTTCAACCTTTGTCTTTGGCAGGGGTTGAGGAAAAAGGAGATTAACAAATAGATTGGTTTTTGGTAGGGTGATTTAATTAACAATTGAAAAATAAATATGGGAGAACTTCAAAAAGAAGCAAAAGCAAAAATCCTAAAATCTATTCTTAATAAAATATCAGACACTTCATTAACTTTTAATCAGATAAACAACAAACTACCGCTTCAACGAGCAATAAATGAGGGAAGATTAGATGAGATTATTAAAATATACGAACAATTGGTTTTAGACCTTTATTATTATTTAAAATCAACCGAATATGGAAGAACAGAAGAAAACTCCACAACTTGAAAACGGCTATCTTCGTATAGCAAATGAAATAGTTGATAAACTTTGTAGTTATAGACTTTCGGGTGAAGAGTGGATGGTATTATTAACAATACTGCGAAAGACTTACGGCTATCAAAAAAAAGAAGATGTTATTTCTTTATCACAGTTTTTTAAAGCAACAGGACTTGCTAAACCATCTATTTGTCGGGCAATAAATAAATTGGTTAAAAAGAAAGTCATTAGCAAAAAAGCGACGGGTAATAGTTATTCTCATAGTTTTAACAAGATATTTACTACTTGGCAACCTTTAACAAAAAAGCGACCCATTAGCAGTATTGTTAATGACCATTTACAAAAAAGCGACATTTTATTAACAAAAAAGCGACCACAAAAGAAATATATTAAAGACAATATTACAAAAGAAAATATATATATACTCCCTAAAGAAAAAAAAGAGAAATCTCCTACCTTACAGGCAGAGTTGGTTTCTTACTTTACCGAGATATTTCAAAAACGCTTTGGCAATAAATACCTTACTCGTAAAGAAGATTTTATTATGATGGCAAACTTATTAAAAGTATACTCTCCCGAAGACTTAAAGAAATATATCAGACGCTTTCTTTATTTGGAAAAAGACCAATTCCCAGCAAAACTTGGTTTTAGAATAGGCATTTTTTATAAGTTTATCAATGAGGTGATATCAAATGCATCACCTTACAATAACTAATATGGAAGGAGACAAACAACTTTTAGAGGCTCAAATACTTTATTCAGTTATAGTTAATCCCAAATGGGCTGCTGATTTAATTGATTTAGAAGAAAAAGATTTTGACTTTTACCAAAACACTTTTAAAGCAATAAAAAAACTTACAGAAGAAAAAAAAGAAGTAGATTATGGGGCGGTTTTGTCTTTAACCAAAGAAGTAAAAGAAGTAATGCTTTATGCTTTATCAAATGAAAATTATGGGTTTTCTATTATCCCAACGAAAGAAATTTTTGACCAAAGACTTTCTTTATTAAAAGAGTTATCGATAAAATCACAGATAGAAAAAAGTTATGTCAATGAGTTGGATTTAGCAATTTTAGAAGAGAAAATCAGAACTCTTCAGGTAAAAGGAAAATCAAGATGGTTTACGGGAGAAGATTTAAAAAATTTAGCCTATGAGATTTTAAAAGAGAAAAAAGAAAAAGATTTAATTTATCATCTTGCTTTACTTGATAAATTTACAGGGGGAATCGATAAAGGGCAGTATGTTATCGTTGCTGGCCGGCCATCAGTTGGTAAATCTGCTTTTTTACAATTTATTGGTTTAAAAAATGCCGAAAAAGGGAAAAAAGTTTTATTTGTCTCAGCCGAGATGAGTGAAGAGATGATTGTAAAAAGAATTTTACAGACTTATCAACCAGAAACCATCCCTCAAACATTTAACATTTTGGTTGCTTCATCAACGCCAGTAATTGAAAAAGAAATTGAAAGTAAAGCAAGAGATTTTGATTTGATTTTAATTGACTATATTCAACTACTTAAACCAGCAAAAAAATATATCAAAGATTTATATGAGAGAGTAACGGAGGTGTCATCCGATTTAAAAAGAATAGCCTCTCGGTTTAGTATTCCTTTAATTTGTGCTTCCCAGTTTTCAAGAAAAGCAGAAGGAAAGCAACCAACAATGGCAGATTTAAAAGAAAGCGGAGCTTTGGAACAAGATGCTGATGTAATTATTTCTTTATGGAAACACAAACAGGATGAGGAATTAAACTTAAATAAAGATATAACGATGGTAAGAATTGATTTACTAAAAAACAGACAAGGACAAACCTTTAATAATTCAGACACTCATATTTTTAAAGTTGCTTTTAATAAAAAGTTATTTGTTTTTAACGATGTAGAAAATGAAATACCAGCCGATAATAACTAACAAATCCATAATCTTTCATTTAAACAAGGCAATTTATGGCTCTTTTTATGCTATTTGGGATAAGTGGTTAAAGATAGCAAAAGAAAGAAATCTTACTATCGTTGTCAATACCAAAGAAGGCACGGTTACCTATACCTATAAAACCTATATGGACGGGGCTAAAAAATTAGAGAGATACTATAAAAATCCCAATATTCCGATGATTTTTTATGGGAGAGATATTTTACCAGATGTTAAAAAACGAGAAGAAAGAAAGAAGGTAGAAAAAAAGGTAGAGGTGTCAGGAGGATTATGGGCGTATTTGGAAAATTTAAAAGAAAAGAAACCAGAGGAGTATTACAAGTTGAAAGAAAAACTAAATATCTCTTGACAAATTGTGAAAGGTATGATATAATGAAATCATATGGAAATTGAAGAAATTTTAAATAAAAGCGACCAAATTTTTGAAGACTTACTAATTTTAATCGTGAAGTTGTCAAGAGAAGAAAAAATAGAGAAAAGATTAAAAATAAAAGAGATGATTTTAAAAAAGTTAACGAATGTAATTTTAATTGAAGATAAAGACTTTTTAAAATTAGCAATTAATTTAAAATAATATGTCAACTCAACATTTACCAAAAGTCTGTCCCAAATGCCATTCTGATATGGAGTTAGAGTTTCAAAGAAATATTCAGCAAGGTCAAGAGGGTGAGGCTTGGTTTTGGGAATGTGTTTCACCAACTTGTGATTATTACGAAGAAGATAAAAATAATTACGAGCCTGAATACGAGGATTAAAAATTAATAATTACTTTAAAAGGACAATATGAGAGACTGGGAAAAAGAATATAACGAAGAAAAAAAGTTTAAAAATTTTTTAGCAAAAAAATATAAAGTGGAAGGAAATCCTAAACTTGATAAAGCTTTTGAAATTGCTTGGGAATTTGGTCACCCACATGGATATGATGAAGTTGAATATTATTTTTCTTATTTAGTTGATTTAATTAAAAGTTAGAAAATAAAATGAAAAAAAAACTAATTGAGTTTATCAATAGAATATGTGTTCACGATTGGGCATACAATAAAGGCTTTTATCCAACTATAAGAAAATGTATGAAATGTGGTAAAGAAGAATTTAGAGACCTTAGAAATAGTATTTATGAAGACACAATTACATCAGATTGGTATAAAAAAATATGATAAAAAAACTTAATTTTCAAAAAAAAGGATTGAACTTAAAAACAAAGATTTTAGTGTTTTTACTTTTATTTATGATTTTTGAATACTTGAACTATAAGTTTTGGAGCAACTATTCAGTCCAAAGTCCGATTTTAATAAAGTTTCAATCACCAATCATTAAGAAAAAGGGTATCTATCCCTATAGGCAAACAAACAATACCCCCCTAAAATCGTCTAAAAATGGGCAAATTTTAAGTGTTTTTGGGCAGGAGAGAGAAAAGAAAGAATTCCGTCCAGAATTAGAAGCAATTTATATTTATTTCGGTAAAGATATTACCGCCTATGCTATAGCAATGGCAGAAAGCGGGTTAAATTGCAAAAGAACAAGCGATACTAGTGATTATGGTTTGATGCAAATTCATTTACCTTTACATCAATGGAGATTTGATAAGTTTGGTGGAAAGTGGGACAACTGTTTTGATAATGTAAAAGTAGCATATGAGATTTATAAAGAGCAAAAATGGGAACCTTGGTCAGTTTATAAAAACAAAAGATATTTAGATTATTTAGAACAAGCCAAATTATTAGTTAATAGTTATTTTGAAGGAAGGTAATATGAAAAAACAAAATAGAAAAATTAAAAAACTATTAAAAGTTAAAAATAAATAATATGGCAGACAAAAACATAATTAAAACAGAAACAGGGTTGGCTTTTTCCCCTGAGGCTTTGATCGAAAAGGCAATTAGTGCAAAAGTAGATGTTGGGACAATGGAAAGATTGTTGGCTATGAGAAAAGAATTAAAAGATGAGTGGGCAAAAAGTGAATTTTTTAAAGCAATGGCAGAACTTCAAAACGAAATGCCCCAAATTAAAAAAACAAGACAGGTTAAAAACAAAGACGGAACTATTAGATATTCTTATGCTCCTCTTGAAGATATTATTTTACAAGTTAAAGGTTTAATAAAAAAATATAACTTTTCATATCAAATTAATACAGAGGTGAATAATGATAAAGTAAAAGCAATTTGTATTGTAAGACATACAGCGGGTAATACGGAGCGATCCTCTTTTGAGGTTGGAATTGATAAAGAAGGATATATGACCGAGCCTCAAAAATATGCCTCTGCTTTAACATTTGCTAAAAGATACGCCTTTTGCAACGCTTTTGGAATAATGACAGCAGATGAAGATAATGATGCTGTTTCGGTTAAACCAACTTATACAAATACTGAAAAAAGAAAGTTTTCCGAATTTGATAAATTAACAGAAACACAAAAACCAGCCACCGATAAACAAAAGTATGCGATTAAAAATTTAATGAAGGAAGGGAAAATAAATTACAGCGGAGATGTTGAAAAGCTGACACTGAATCAGGCATCAAATATGTTATCAGTTGCTTTAAAAAAATGAAAACAAAAATAGTCTTTTATCCTGACGAGATCACGAAATTAGCTGAGGAAAGCGGGAAACTGGTCTTTAAGAAGGAGGCAGAAGAAGAGTTGGTAAAGCTGTTGGAGATTAAAAACAAAATAGATGAGGCGATAGAAAAAGTAAAAGAACAGATAAAGCAAGCAGGAGAGAGTATTTTACCTAACTTTAAGGGAGTAGAAGGCAAAAGAGTAAAAGCCGTTTTTTCTTATCACGGAGCAAAGTATGAGGTAGCAGACAAAGAAAAAGCAGAAGGGTTTTATCAGGAGGTTGTTTATGTTAAGCCAGATACAAAGACAATTGACAACTATATTAAAGAAGTTGGAGAATTACCAAAAGGGATTATCACCAAAGAAAGAGAAAAAAGTTTAAGTTTAAGATTGAAAGAGGATGTTAAAAGTTTACCAGATGAGGTATGAAATTGCGATTATCTTATACGCTTTTAGATTTTTGGCGACGGGGGAGAGTAGATGATGCCTTAAATTATTATTTGGGATTAAAAGAGATTACCAGTAAAGCAATGGAGTTTGGGAAAGAAAAACATAAAGAGAATGAAAATGCGGTTAAAACTTTAAATCAGTTATCAAAAGAGTTTGGTGGATTAAAATTAAAAAACCCAAAGTCAGAATTAAAAATAAATATGGAGTATAACGAGTTATGGGATTTGGTAGGTGTTGTGGATGTTTATGATGAGGGTGTAATATACGAGTTAAAGACAGGTAAAATTCCATCTGTCTCTTATTTATCCAATCAACAGTTATCAATCTATTCTTTACTTTGCCAATCTCAAAAATTACCAGTTGAAAAAATATATGTTATTCATTATGACGGAGTAAACACCGACTGGTCGATGAAGTGGTTTTATGATGAGATGATTGATGAGGCAAGGGATTTTATTGATGGTTTAGGATATGAAATTTATAAGTTTTTCAAAGATAAGAAAATAATATGACATACTTAACCGTTCCGCAACTTGCTAAAAAATATGGTTTTTATCCCAACTTAATTTATCGCCTTATAAGAGAAGGGCTGCCTTTCAAATGGCAGGAGGTTAGACTGGAGGCAAAAAGAAAAAGAGACAGCGTTCCAATGAAATATCCGCCTCGAAAAGTTATGGTGGTGTCGGAGGATGATTGGCTTGAGATACCAACATATATCAGGAACAAATGGAGAAGGGGAGAAAATAGGTTAAAAGTTAAAAAAATCTATGATAAAAACCAAATTAATAAAAGAAAAAATTAAAGTATGGGAAGGTGATTATCAGTTGTTTGTCGAGCTTGAAAATAACAGAGTAAGTTTATTAAACGAGCGAGGTCGAAGAGATTTTATTTTTGATTGTGGTTTTGATAGGGAAACTATAAAAAGATGGAAGAAGGTAGTTGCGTTGTTAAATAAGACAGTAAAAATGCTGGAAGAAAGGTTAAACGTTAAAAAATAACTATGTTTTTATATTTCATCATTTTTATTATCGGTTTTATTTTTGGCTATTGGTTTCACAAAGACAGCACAAGCCAAATGGTATAGTTAAAAGTTAAATAAAATAATATGAGAGCTAAAAAGAAAAAAGAATTAAGTTTAGAGGAAAAAATAAGGCAGATATTGGGAAATGTTAAGGAGAAGGACAGACCAAGAAAGTTGGTAAATCTGTTTAATAAAGAAATTAATAAAGAAAGTACAACTATTAAACTTAAAGAAGGATTACCAAAAGAACGATTAAATAGTAAGGAAATACAAGAGGTATATTGGAAGATAAGATACGAAGAATTATTAGCTAGTGTTAAAAAGTTAATAAATAAATTAAAAGTTAAAAATAAATAATATGAAACTATTTATATCAGAAATTAAAAAAATAATAAAAATATATTATGAAAACTAATATCAAGCAAAAAACACGGGAGTATTTGAAAGCAGAAGGAGCGATTGTTGGCAATGTAGAGTTCTGGAATAAGTATCCGAGAAAGTCAGTAGACCTTTTTAATCTCTTTGATATGGTAGCAATCTTTAGACACTCTGTCTGTGGAATACAGGCTACTACTGTTGCCAACTTTCAATCCCATCATAAAAAAATGGTAGAAAATCCCATCTTAAATTATTGGCTTGATACTGACCAACCAGCCTACCTTTTTGCTTGGCGAAAACTTAAAGTAAAAAGAGGTGGGAAAAAGTATATCTGGAAGCCTTTGATAAGAGAGTATTACTTGACAGATATTCACGAGGAAGACTATAAGAAGTGGAAGACAGAGGCAATAGATGGACAAAGAGTTATATGGAAGGATATGGATGAATTATGATTTTGGCATCTTTTCAAGTTCTTTTAATATTTCCTCTTTATCAAATAAACACTGATTTCCTATTCTTCTTTTAATCTTTGATAAAAAACCTTTATTAAGCCACCGCTGATAGGTAGCTGGACTGATTTTTAATAGCTTCATTACGCCTTCCCTTGTTAAAATATTATTCCAATTTATCATTTTTTTATTCCTAATAAAGAAACTGCTTTTTGTTTATAGTATTTCTGCATCCCTCCAATCAATTCCTCTGCCTGATCAAGATTCTCAACAGCCTCAATATTGTGGGTTTCAGGAAAAAACATAAAGACGGGATAAAAAGGTTTTGGTCGCTGAACCATTCCCTGCCTCCTTGCCCACTGGTCATTTGTTTTAAAAGTCCCCAACTGACAGACAATTCTTTTTTTGCCAACATCTTGAACGGCTAAACCGCCTAAATGCTTATCACCACTTATCACTAAATCCGCATCATCTCCTGAAAGCCGCAATGCCTGAAAGCCTGCGTGAGTGAGATTGAATTGAGAATTTAATCTTGCGATTTTGTGCCAAAGTCTTACCTTAAATTCCGCCTCATCTATCTTTAATCTCAAAAGCCCACCAGCCTCCAAAAGCGGAATATTTAAGTCATCTGTTAACCACCGGTAAATATCAATACCCGACTTATCCTCCTGCCAAAAGTCGTGTTGTCCACCCGATACAACCGCTAAAATCTTATCCTCATACTCTTTGAAAAATGCCCTTGCGACTGCCCATTGGTCAGATGGGTTGACTAAATCTTTCATCATTCCGTCGGGATGAGAAGTAGGAGAAAAGTTGTCAGCAAGGTCTCCGATTAAAACGGTATAGACTGGGTTAGTTTTTATGAAGTTTAAATATCTTTCTAATGCTTGAAAATCCACTCCACGACTTCCAATATGGAGGTCGGATAAGCCAATAAGCATAAACGGTAGTCCTCTTGTTTGAACTTTAATTTCAACCTCATCTTTCCATAATTCTTTTTGTCTTATGGTTTCAGCTAATTGATGTAAAGAAGAAAGTTGTTCGGATAAGGAAGATAATTGAGGTTGTGGTGGTTTTTCAACTATTGGCGGTTTATTTCTTTCCATATTTTTAAAAGTGGGGCGGTTGGCAGAGGTGTTGGCGGCGACCACCCAATTTTCGCCTTCCCCAATTGCCCAAAGGTTTTTTCACTTGCCAACTGTATTGACTTTACCGCAAAAGCGGTTTTATTCAGCAACAAGTCCCCAGTTTGTCGCCTATCTCCGCTATGGTGGTATTACAGAGAATGTAATAATATTTTTGCCTTTTAGTTCCTAACTTTCGGCAAAGTCCCCAGTTTCCCGACGCCTTTTAGTTCCTAACTATATATTATATACTATCCCCGACTACGGTGGTGATAAGGGGATTGTTAATTATTAAATTATAATATATTTATCTTTGTATCGCACAATTCCAAAATACTGTTCCAGTGCTTTGAATTGCATACAAGAATGCTAACTTAGTCGTCCCGTCAATAAATAACGAAGTTGCTATCTTTTCTCCTATTGTCGCCGTGTTTTGGGCATATGGTAAATAAGCCCACGGTTCAAGCACCCTATTTAATACATCAAATCTCAAGAATCTTTGAGTAGCATTCACATTGATATATCCATACTTACCTGTATTAGTCGCCCCGTCATAACAGCTTCCCGTTCCAGTAGTAAAAGTAGTCGCTGCCGTTGAACCACCATAAGCAATTGCCGCAGTCCACGCTCCCGTTCCCGATGCCCCGGCAATATCAAGTAAATCAAGGGTATTTGATGCACCTCCCCTAAACCAATAGATATAACTATGTCTGGCTAATTTGGCACTATCTAAAGTAAGACCCCAAGATGGAAGAGCATTAGTCCCTGCTCCTGAAGCCGCAGGGCGAACCGCATAAGCCAAGGCTCCGTTGGTTCCAACTGTTCCCGTATAGCTCCAAGTCCCGTCTGCGGTAAATCCACCCATCCGATAAGAATACATCGTGGTTGAGGCAGAGCTTGATAAAAGAATATCGTTATTATTTTCAATTACAAATGTAGCAGTAGCAGAAGGCGTTACTGTCCAAGTAGGCACAGTATAAATGGGAGAGGGACCCGCAGTATGGGAGGATATTATCCTTCGCTGACCCACAGCGGTTGGGGTTGTTGTATCTTGAACAATTCTAATTTGAAAGTTTCTATATTCATTAGCCAGAACCCCAGCGTCTCCACCGCTTGCCTGTCCTGTAATAGAAGTTGAGGAGCTGGCACTAGCAACAAGATTACCAAAAAATCCTTCTCCCGGATTTCTTGTAGAGGGCACAAACAATTCATCAAGCACAATGTTTTCTGAATCCGTGCTGATTGTCGCAGGAAGGTTAGTTTGAGTTACGGTAACATAAGAATTTGTGGCAATATCATACGCCTTAACAATACCAGCCGCCAATGTCCCTGCAGACATTAGCATTACCCTACCAGATAAGATTTCATACCTATCCCCAGCAATGGGAGTAAAAGTTAAGGCACTATCAAGATATATTGTGGGAGTAGTCCCAGCAGTGTTTCCAATAATGTATTTTTCTTCTGTTTTTCCCGACGAACCTGTAGCATTGCCAATAATTCTTATCTTGTAACCAACACCACTTCCGTTATTGGCAAGTTGATTTACCCCTACTGCCGCAGGCAAGGCAGTTGAAAGAACTACTGATGTAGTAGTTGCTCCTGTCGCCAATGTTCCCGAAGGACCAGCAGAAGCAACAAAAACAGAACTAGCACCCGCACCAAAAGTTCCCGCTAAGGCTGGAGAGGTTAAAGTCTGCCACTCATCATTTAAGACATTATATCTTTGAAAAGTAGTGGCATTAATCAAAAGATATAAAAATGGATCTCTTGATGCGTCATTTCTACTATCGCCGCATAGACAAGAACCTGCCGCAGTTGCCGTGATAGAGTTTGCCAACGTTCTCCATTGCGGAAGATCAATTATATCTTTGAACGAAAGTGTTGTTGCCATATTTTTATTATATAACTTTTAATCAAGTAATTCTTGGACGAATTGTATTTGCCCAAGATAATCTATCAATATATTGACCAGTTACATTCGCCGTTCCTAAATTAGTAAGAGTGCCCGTTGTGGTTACCGTGGTTACTGTTCCCGATGATATAACCACATCCGCTTTCATTCTTGATGTTGCCGGGTCTACCCATAACGGTCTTGTTAAAGCATTTATAATTGCTTTTAAGGCAACAAAAATATTTCCAATTCCTATATTTTCACCAGAAGAACCGATTATAAAATCATCAACAATTATTGCCATATTATTAAATTATATACCTTCTTTTATGATAATTTCTAACTAAATACTCCTCAAAACTAATAATATAGTCCTTATAAAAAGGGTGATGTTTTTCTATAAAGTGTCTTTCTCTTAAATACCTTTTATACAACTCTTTCTCATTTGGCAAATTTTGATGCAACGTTTGATGTCGCATATATGCCAGAAATAATCATAACAAAATCGGTCCACTCTTTTGGTGTTAGTTTTCCCGTTAAAACCAAGACAAAAGAAAGGACAGTTAATAACAATGAGAAAAGAAACTTACGGCTTAACAATGGACTTTTTTCCATATTGTTTATCTAACTTTTAATATATTAGCAACTACATCTTTAACAAGAGTAAAGGCTAAAGCAAATAGTCCGCCCAAGATTGAGACAATTACTCCTATCCTTGCCTCAAAACCCTCAATCCATTTATCGTGTTCTTCTACCTTTTTTACCATTGGAGATAGAATATCTTCTATTCTCTTGAACCTCTCGTCCATATAATCTACAAAATATGGTGGTAATCTATCTCCTTTTGTCATATTTCCTTTTTACCAAATATATAATCTATTAGCAACTTTTTAATACTTGATTTGGTCGCATCATATTTGGTTTGTAAAGTCTTTATTTGTTTTTGATAGTTAATCTCTTTTATCCCGAAGTCTTTTTTGGCGTTCTCATAGTCAAGTTTTAGTCGGTTTAGCTCTTGAGTTAATGTTAGCAATTGTTCCGATTGAGTGCTACTTGTGATATTTCCTTCCTCTATCTTGTCCTGACAATCCTTTAATTGGTCTCGTAAATCTTTATTCTCATCGTTTATAATTGTGTTTTTGGCGTTTAAGTCTGATATTTGCTGATTTAAGTTAGCAATGGCATTTTCTAACTCCTGATATTTTGATTTCTCTACAAACTCCCCGTCAATAACTCTTTTCCAAGTTGAAACACAAACCTTGATACTTTCTTTGTTGTTTAGGTCAATTCCCAAATAATAGTCATCTAATTTTGCCAGTTCTTTTTTAGGTCTAATAAATCCTATGACATTGTTATAAGAGTATTTTTTTAAGATACAAGGAGAACCAGTTGGGTCATTTTGAGAAAAAGCTTCAAACCAATCAGTTGCTTTTCCTTCGGTATGATGAACACCTGTGGCAATAGCCGTGTGTCCATATCCCCCCCCCATCTTCTCATTCCAAACAACGACATCACCTGCTATTGGATAAGCATCGGCAGTATTTAATACAAAGTCAAATTGATTAGGATTATAGTTTTTCCACAAATCTTTGGCATTTCCCCAAATATGGTCTAAACTTAATTCATCTACCCAGACACAAACCAAACCGACACACTGTCCTTTATTTTCTGGCGTATTTCCAACGCCACCCTTATTTATCCATTTGTTTATAAAATCTTTTAGTTTTTGTTCCATATTATTATAATTCGGCGTTTGCTGTCCAATTAAACCCGTAATATTTTCCTGTTAAAAATGGTGAGCTTTTTGTAATAAAACCTAAATTATTGGAAGAACCTGTAAAAGTACAACCTGAAACATCTACCAGCGTAGAATCGGTATTATTTCTTATATTATTGATAGTACCGCTTCCCGTCGGACTATTGACGGCGTAAAAAACAACGGTTGGAGTTATTCTTTTTTTAACCCTATAAATAATTTGAGGATATAAGATAGAAGAACTGAAGGCGTAGGCGTGAGCTATACCCTGTTGTTCATAACCATCTGCCGTACCAACGGCAGTTCCATAAGGATAAGAGTTTTCATAATATCTCATACAAGCTCTTAATTCATCATCAAAACTTTTTGGCTGAAAAGATAAAGCAGTTTCACCGACATTTAATTGAACACCTGTAATATAAAAATCATCGCCTGATGCAATTGTTCCATCATCAACCCATATAACTACCGCTAAGTTAGTCATCTCAGAAGTATCAATGTTGATATTTTCAATCTTAAATTGCTGATAAGAAGATGTTAGAGCAAGATTACTGGGGGTATTTTCCATTGTCCAGTTTGTTGCCCAAGTCGGATTAGTCCCATCTTGTGCCCAAGTTGCTATAACGTCGGAAGTTAAACTATCAGCCGTTCCAGTCCAAGATAAAACTGCCGCTCTTAAATTAGCAATTTCAGTTCCAATTGTTTTTGCGTAAAAAGACAAGGATACCTTTTTATTTTGAAACTTTTTAGCATTTATATTTTCAATAAACTGAACCAGTGCTACCTGATTATTAGCCGTAACATTTGAAAGTTTAGCACTATAGATAAAACCATCGGGAACATCTGTGTCTCTTGCTATTGTCCAAGCCGCATTTGTTTCTGTCAAAAGCGTCCAACTATCAGCGGTATAAGTATCGTCGTTGGGAGTAAAGCTTGTTCCTCTTTGCCACACATCAAAAGCTCCATTTATTAAAGCCTGACGATAAATAGAGTTATAAAGATTAGAAAGTAAAGCAAAAGTATCATCTGCCACATTTGGCACTGTATGACCAGAGGTTGTATTTGAACCTGCTTTTATTTTAGTTGGCGTTGTGTTATTACCAACTGTTAAAACATCAGAACTATCAATTTTAGAAACATCTCTTGCCGTCCCAGTGCTATCCTTCTGTTGAATTGCTGTATTATTAACAAGCGGAGTATTAAATTGCTGTCCTGCTAAATTACTATCACCAATTTCTAAAATATCAGAAGAATTAACCTTTGCAACGCTTCTTGCCGTCCCAGTGCTGTCCTTTTGAGTAATAGCCTCATTGTTATCAAGTCCTTGAATTTTTGCGTGAGTACCGTCTGAGTTGTGTTGAGTAGTTATAGTATCATTTATAGCCTGAAATACCGTTACATCTGGTATAAACTCAACTACCGCCCCAACCAAATGGTCTTGGTCAGTTGAATTAGCCATTCCTCTTGTTAAGCCTGTTAAATTATTTCCTGATACACCAGTATATTCTATATACTCACGAACAGAAGGATCTTTTTCTTTTGACGAGGTGTCAATTCTATCAATAACAACTATACCAGGCTTGTTTTGAATACCTGTCGTATTATTTAAGGTCATCTGGGAAGTTTCCCCCGCATTAAGTTGAGCCGCAAGGGTCTTTTGAAGACCGTTCTCGGAAGGCGGATACATCAATCCCATAGTTTTATATTATTAAATTTGTAATTATTGAAATAGTTTTTTACAATAAAATACTTATAACAATTCAATTATAAAGAAAGAGTATAAGGGGTTTTCAACTATAAGTAAGAGAGGTGCGGTCATTCCAAATGTTATTGTAGTTTTCGTCCCCATCCGCAAATAATATTTCTGTAACCGTGCCAGTTGTAACAATCTTTTTAATCTGCCACACCGCATCGGAAGTAGATGAGCCTGTTTTAGCCTTGCCAATATAAGTAGTTGTGCTGTCTACCTCATCTATTAAAGTTTTCTCATCCACTTTTCTTGTGAACTTGAAAGGTTGACCCGTTGATACTCCGCCTGCCCTTCCGTGCTCCGCCATATCAATAACATTTCCATCAGCAATCCCTTTTCTTCCAAAAAGTTGTTTATAAAGGTCTGTTATTACACTCATACGTTTTGCTCAAAACTTTTAATCTCCTCCTCTATTTTATTTTTTTCCATCCGTAGCCTTACATATCGGTTAAGATAGGTAATCCACCGCTCACCAAAAGGAGGAGATCCGATTTTTCCTTGTAATGAACGGATAGCCCATTTAAGAGCCTCTGGTGTTCTTTCGTTGGTCTGTGTTTTAGCATACTCATATAAAGTCTTTAATTCTTCCTTATATTTTCCAACTTCTTGTGGTTTTAAGTCAAAAAGAGAGGCGATTGACGGAAGCATATACTCATCCAGTTTTACCGCTATTGTCTCTGGCTCTTTTACCTCTGTCTTCTCTTGTTTTACTTCCTTTCCCTCTCTGTCGACTATTTTAATATCCATAGTAGTTTATTTATAACTAACTTTTCTAACTTTAAATATTCTGCCTCGTCCTGATTTGCCTGCCGACTTTCTAATCCCGCCTATCTTAACTGCCTTTAGTTTTGGCACTTTCATAGATAGTTTTTTAGCCTTATAGCTTATTGATTTAAGTTTAGCCGTTCTTCCCCTGCCTGTCAACTTTACCTTCACCTGTCCGTCTTTTGTGTAGGAGGCATTATCCAACCACTTTTTCTCATCATAACTTATTATCCCGTCCTCATATAAAGACTTGGTAATTTCTGACGTTAGAATAGGTTTATTATTTACCTCCCGTCTCATTTTAAGAAGAGAGTTAAGCATCTCTTGTCTATTGTTTCCATATTTACCAATCTCATCTCTGACATATACTTCCTTAATATCATTTGGCTGTCTTGCGACGTTATAATAGGCGGCATCTTCTGGGTCAATTCCAAGTTTAGCCAGTGCTTTTCCCTGATCTTCAACTGACATATTGCTTTCTAAAATTTCATCTACATAAGAGAAGGCTTTTTTCTGCTTTAAGGCTTTTTGATAGTTGGTGTCGGTATCAGAAGGCATAATTTTTGACAAGTCAAGCATTTTAACATTTCCGTCTTGACTGGTTATTAAAATTTTACTACCAACTTGTTTTAAGCCTCCTTCTTCCTCATTTTTTAATTTATTAACTAGAGAGTTTTCTTGAAGTTGTTTTGTTCTTTGCTGATATGGCTCTTCAAATTGTTTGTTTTCAAAACCCCAAGCGTATGGAGCAATATAATTAGTGATATTTCTTGTTGCAGGTTCACCTAAAGTTGTCTCATATGCTGGTAATTGCTTTGTTAAAAAAGGAATATCTGATATTAACTGTTCTCCTATTGTTCTTGGTTTTCTAAAAACTGGGTCAATCACCGTTGCTACATATCTCATTAAACCCTCCATTGGTTTTAGTTGTCCTAAACTATACCCGATATTTTTAGGAAGACTATAATCAATATCACCCTCTGCTAACTTAACAAAACTCGCCAACCCCGATACAAAAGTTTGATTAGACCAAAAGCCAGCAATAGAGGTCATTATTTTAGTAAGTTTTGTAATCTGATCATCTGACAAAGCCTCTCTTGACTCTTGAGTATAATATTTCACAGCCGCAGGAATTCCTAAAGCCCAAGCAAAAACTCCAGCATTTTGCATTGGTATCCACTTATCACCAATCTTAATTGAATAAGGTTTTCTTCCACTATCATAGAATAATTTTTTTTGTAATGGGTCAGTTGGAGCTGCCCACGTAACCCTATCTTGTAAAGCCAACTCTGCCCCGATTGCTGTTGCCAATGTTCCAAGTAAAGCCTTTGCCACTTGTTCTTTTTTATTGGCTGCCCCGATAGTTGTTAAAAAACCAGCAGGTGAATACTCAATCCATTGTTTTGCTACGTTCATTGGGGTTCGTATAAAGGGAATAAACCAACCTAAACCCACCTTTCTTAATTGATAAACCGCTCTCGTAATATCATCTATTTTATTAAGCAAAACTCCTTGTTGTTCAGGTTTTAATCCTTGTCTAAATAAAAAATATTCGGCAGTCTTTATTGCTTCTTCCACTCCTTTTCCTCTTGCTTTCTCCCCCCCGATTATTAAAGTAGAAAAGAATTTATCGGCTGCCTCCATTGCGTTTGTTGGGAGATTATATGCTCCCAGTCTTTTTGGTTTTTGAAGTTGACTGCCAATTTCTGCTACGTCCATCTTCCCAAACGTTTCTTTTCCTCTTAACGCTTGTTTAAAAGCATCAAAAGCATCGGGTAATGATTTTAACGCTCCTATCTCATATTTAACCGCCTCTATTGGTTTTCCTTCAGCAGCCAAAGTAGCTGGTCTTACTAAAAATGTTTGTTGTAAATTGTTAATAGCATTTCTTAAATGAGTTAGAGGATTGGAAAGCATATTGTTATATCTAAACTCATCTATTAAATCAGAAGCCCCCCACGGCAACTTTTTACTAATATAATCAAATACTCCTCTTGTTGCTTCTGTTTTTTGTGCCTCGTCAGTTAAGGTATTTATTTTCTTCATCTGCTCGGTGATGAACTTTGAGTCTTCTGCCGTCCATTCTCCTTTTTTGCCTAAAATCTTATTTAATAAAGGCATTGAATTATTGGCATTTTCTATTTCTTTTTGAGCAAACTTTACCATTCCTTCTGGAGTAAATTTAGACCAAACCGATAGGGCTTGAATTGATTGTCCGCTTTTTGTTGCTTTAAGAGATAAGTTTTTGATAATCTCATTCCCCTCATCAAACTTTCCTTCTTTAAAAGCTTTTGATGCCATAATTTGTCCTAACATTGAGTTTTCAGAGGTTAATGGTTCTTTTAATAACTTTTCTTTTGCTTTATCCCAACCTAAAAGATTTAATGTGTTTTGAGCATTGGCTATGTCTTGAACATTAGTTGTTGGTCTGTAATAAGCATTTTCAACCACTTCTTTAATTTTTTTTGGTGTTTTTGGAGAAGTTTTAACTGTCTCTGTAAATTGACTTATGTTTTCTGCCGTTTGTGGCTCTACAGAGCCCTTTATCTTAATCTTTCCTACCTCTCCCCCGCTCTCCCCTACTGGTAAAGTTGTTGGTGGAGGAGTGGTTTCTCCCTTTATTTTAATCTTCCCACCCTGTTTTGCTAAATCCTCCAAAATTGCCTGTCCTTCCTCTGCGGTAATATGACCTTGTTTGACCGCTTGTGATACCATTCTTAAATTTTCTTTTTTAACTGGCTCTATTGGTGTTGATAGAGCAAAAACTGGGTTCGAGTATGCTTTAAATCTTATATCTTGCAATTCTTTTTTTGATATTTTTCCTTTTTTAAAATCTTCCTCCGCTTTTGCCAATCTGTTGACATCAGCGATAAAACCAGATGGAAAAGGTTGTTTTTCCTCTGGATTATAAATAAACTGATTATAAGCCCATTTTAGAATAGGATTTTTAGGCGTAGCGTTTCTAAATAAAGCAGCAGCATAGTTTTTATTAGTTAAAAAGTCTGCTGTCCTTTGGATTGGTTGTGTTATTTCTGGTGAGATATTCGGAGTAAATCCCTTCAAAAATGTTCCTCTTGTTTGAGGATTGGCTAATAATGATATATTTTGCTTTAAATTTGATATCGGTTGGCTAATTTGTTGTGGTATTTGTGGTGTAAAACCCCTAAACCAATCCGTTCTTGTTTGAGGACTGGCAATCATTCCGATATTAGTCTTTAGATTAGACAAGCCTGTATTTATAGTTTGTGGGATATTGGCCAAAGTATTAGCCACCTGATAATTTTGAGGCTGTGATGCCCAGTTTGTTATTGCCTGTTGTATCGGCTGTAGAGTAGGTCTTCCCTGCTGAATAAATCCTTCATTGTCAGAAATACTTTTCCCCATTGATGCGGCTACCGATTTTACTTTATTTATTACTGCTGATAGTAAGTCCATATTCCTATATAATAGCAGATTTTATAGAGGGGTTTTCAATCTTACTTATTGTCCTTACCCATAATATCCAAGTTGCTGTAGATATTCTTCTGGTCTTGTATATCTTATACTGCCAATCATTCCTGGTGTAGTTGTTGCTTGTCTTCCGCCTATTGATAGATTAGTTGTTGGATTAGTTGTAGTTCCTGCCACTAAGTTTTGATAGGTTGTTTGTCCACCCATTAAAGAGTTCATTACTTTTTGAGCATAGTTATCTACATAACTTACTGCCATTTGTTTATTAGCCGCCAAAGTTTGAGCCAGATTAAGAGATTGTAAGTTTATCTGATAGGCTTGATTTCTTAAGTTTTGTAAAGCCTCAAGGGCTAAAGAAGCCTTACTACTTTCTGTTTGAGCCCTCATTGATCTAATCTGATTAAGTCTATTTTGATAATCAGAGTAGGCTTGATTTAAAGCAGAAGTTTTTGCCAACTCTAATTCTTTTTGAGCTTGAGCAAAGTTATCCAAAAGATTAGCCTTATACTTATTAAGATTATCAACTGCTGTTTGATATGCTTGCCATACATTTCCTGATTGTCTTTGCTGTTCTTGAGCGGTTAATTCGGTAAACGCCTGTCCCGCTGAAGAAGCACCCCCAAATCTTTGTCTTCCACCTCGTCTTAACTCATCATAAAGTCTTCTTGCCGCAGATAAAGCATCTTCTCGTCTTCTTCCTGCTGCTTCTTCCTGTTGAGCCAGCTCTCTTTCCCCCTGTGTTTTTTGATTAGTAATGTCAGATAATGAAGTGGCATATTGCTGCTCAAGTTCTGGTTTGTAACGATTATATTCCTCTGTCACCGCACTTTCTGCCTGATTATAGTAGTTCATTAAGGGTGAAAAAATACTTTCTACCTCTGCCTTTATTCTTGCCATTGGGTCTTCTTGTGGTTGACCGCCTCCAGTATCACCGCTTGGAGAAGGATTACCACCACCTCCACTCCCACCTGTGTTTCCACCTGTGTTGGTTGGTTGAACATACGCTTTAGTTCCTATTCCAGTTGAAAATGTTTGCTGTTGAGCGGGGGTATATCCTTGATAAATAGGAACATTACCAACATTAAATACTGTTCCTTGACGAAGTTGTGAACCACCTTGTTCATTTCTTCCTTGACCAAATAAATCCCCTATTTTCTCGGTAATACCAAAATCTGGTAGTTGAAAGCCTCCGATTGACCAAGAACCTGCGTGTGCCATAGATTTTTTATTAAAAATATGTTATAATAAATATATGTCTTACTTAGCGTTTTTAATACTACGCTTTTTTGACCTTTTTACAACTTTTAAATGTTTGTCTTCTTTTTGTTCTTCTGAAATAAATCCTTTTAACAATTTTCTAATTAAGTCTTTTGGACTTAATAATTTTATTCTCATAAACTTTTTTCTTTCTTTATTAGTTTTAATAACCTTTTACTTAACTCGTAAATCTCTTATAAGCAAAACTACATTTTATGGCTTTTTAATTCTTAATCTTATTGTTGTTATTTCTAACACTTTTATTCTACTTTAACTGATAGAGGGGTTTTCAAGAGTATTTAACGTAAGTTTAAACTCTGGTAGAACTACTGAGGCTGCCCCTCTGATGCTTTTTAGCCGTTACCTTAATTTTTAACAACTCAAAATTACTATTGGCGGCAGTTGATGAGACTTCCATTTGCAGTAGTTTTCCTACCTTAAATAATGTTCCCCAGCGTGGTATTTCATCGGAGGAGATTGAGACACTGGTTGAGTTAGATGTTCCATATTTAGCCGTGCCGTATTTGTCCATACCATACCCCGTATATCCTGATATCTCGGCACCCGATATTGTAAAAGATTTTACTCCTGTTGTTAATCCATTTCTATCTTCAAGCAAAATTGTAACGCTTGTTGTCCCTATAATATTTCTAAATAAAAAATAAAAGTATTCTATTGTTTGCAGAGTTGTCCAGTCGCCAAAGTCAGTCTTATTTGTTCGTAAAGTTTTCTCTATTGTTTGCCCTATATCATTGTTAAGATAGCGGTTAAAAACAGCCACTCGCCCATCATCTAACCCCAAAACCCACTTCTCATCTCCGTTATCCTCGTAAAACTTACTCATTTTAACTATGCCAAAAGGCAGTCTCCAGATTGAAGCAAAACAACCCCGCTCCCTATCATAAACTACAATTTCTTTTCGTAACGGAAAAGATAATAGGTATTTTTTATTAACATACATCGCACAGGCAGTCTGATAGTCTTCTTTTGATAATAAATCAAGATATGGTCTAATTCTTGCTGATATTTCATTTGTTCTTATGATGTTTAGGAAGTTTGGCTCATATCCTGTAACATAAAGCCCTTCTGTGCCAAAATAGAAAGTATCATTTTCAACTGTTGCTAGTGTATCTGGATTAGATGCTCCGATTGAGGTTGAAATGGGAGAGTATTGTGGGTCAAGCACCCAATAGTTTCCAAGCTGAACTATATCAAGATTAACTAAATAAGAGGAGTGATTTTTATAAACGACAATTCTGTCGGCAATAGGCTGAACGGCAATACTTGTGATTGAATCACCTGAGTCAGGATCAATATAAATATACCCGCCACCATCATACCAGCTGAATTTATAATGGTCTGGATAACGTCCTGATACCATAAGCATATTTGGATCATCTACAGGAACAACCAATAACCTATCCTTATACTTGGCAATAATCTTTGACTTTACCCCGCCTGTTGTATTAGTTACAGGCGGTAAAATTGTCTCTGATGCTGGCTCGCCCTTATCTACATAATAAGTAACGCCTGCTGAAGTTGAGGCTAAAAAGGTTTCATTTCCTTCACTTCCCCGATAGACTTCAAAACCAGAGTAGGTAGCACACGAAGGGGCTGTCCAAAATAACCTTATTTCTGTTTTTGTTAAGTCTGTTGGCAGGTTTTGTAAAACATAGTTGGTTGAGGGTGTTGTTTGTCCGCCGTTTGATGATATGGCTACTACCTTATAAGACACCCTGTTTGAGCCTGTTGCTCCTGAAAAGTTTGTGGCCGATAGTCCAGTTGGAGCAGATATTGTCGCATAAACTGAAAGATTTGTCCCGTTATATTCTGTTAAGGCTACATCCTTACAGACAATATAAGTTTTATTCCCTAACTGTTCAAAACGGGCAGTTGAGCCTGTCGGGTAAGATTGACCTGTTATCAAAGAATAAGACTGACTGCTTTTTTTAACAATCTTCCCGTCATAAGTTAAGGCAAGTAAATCTCTTTGGCTTTCATCTTTTGAGACATAACTTCCCAGTCCCCCTACATCATCACCTGCTAAAGTATCAAAGTAAAGTTCTGTTCCCCATCTTCCAGTTGGCACACCTGAGCCTGTAAGAATAAGATTAACGCTTTCTGCCATCTCATCAAATCCTATTTCTGTTGGACGAAGTAATAGATTTAAGCCTTTTCTAAAGGTCTTCCACTCGGCAGTAGCCGTGCCTGTTTTTTTATATGCTGGTATACGCTGGTCAAAAATTGGCATATTGTCATCTTAAAGGATTTTTAAACTTTACAGGGACAACCCTACCTTGTCCTCCAGAGGTAGATGATTGCCGCCCTAACATATTAGCCAAAATCTTCTCGCTTTCTGCTTTAGCCAAAGGAAACTTATCATCTCCTCTTGAGTATAAGACATAATAGACAATCCGCTGGACAACATAGGAAGGTGAAGACAACTCGCATTTGTCAGTTAAGGTAGCAAAACCCTGCGGGTATTTTTGATAGATAATTGATACCGTGCCTTCGGTAAAATTGTTAAGATAAAGATATTTACCCTCTTGTCCGTTTCCCAAAACATAACAATATTTATCGGCAGTATCATAATTGTATTTTTCCTCTGCCTCAATTTCAGGATATTCAATCCAAGCCGTGTCCCAAACCTGCGGGTTTTCGTGAAGCTCCCTAAAGTTAGCTGGTAAGGATATTGTCGCCGTTGTTGCATAGACTAAATATTCTTTCTTAAAATCGGGTAGTTTACCAAAATCACAGGCATCTTTTATCGCCTGATTGGCAAAGTTAGTCCTTGTCGTCAACTCATCACCAGTTGGCAACTCATAAGATAAGTCAAGAATAGAAGATGCTGATTTTAATATTTCCTCTAATGTGTCCATATAAGAAGATTATAATTTAAGATGGATAGGGGTTTTCAACTGACTTTACTTAATGCCTCAACTCCCCAGCGGGAAATAAATATCTGTCTATTTTTTTCTTCCCTACCCTCTTTTTTGAAATATTTTAAGGTAGTCGCACTGGTCGGGTGGCTGACAATTACATCTTTTTTAACAATCTGAAATCCTTTACTTTCAATCATCATCCAGTAATCAGAGTCATCGTAATAAAAACCATCATACCCTTCATACATTAAACCTACTTTTTCAAAAATCTTTCTTGGCATACACCACATATGCCCGTGAAACAATTTATCTAAAACTCCAACTACTTTAGGTGTCGTAACAAATCTCTCATCGCACAAATCATTTAGCGTTCCTTTAATTAAAGTTAGGTCGTTGTTTGAAACAATCAAAAAATCCCCACTTGCTTTTTGAAGTCCTATGTTTATTTTATGAGCAAGATTTTCAATTTTTTGAGCAATAACAATAAGTTCATCATACTGTCCTGATACAGAAGATAAAAACTTTAACAATAACTCGCCTTTTTCTCTATCAACCTCATAATGAGGAACAATTAAGGATGTTTTCATTGTAAAAGCCTCCTTTTTAACTCGGTGGTTGATATAACCCACTCATAATTAACATAGCAAAGCCAAATTCCCTTTTTATCAAGATAATCCCAGTCCAGTCCTATTTGTTTAAGGTAATCTCTTCTTGCCCAGTCAGAACCAACGACAATAATACCAGGATTTACTTTTTCAATAACATCTTTTATTGTCCCGTCCTCTTGGCTGTTTGGAACAACGTGGTCTACCAATCCTGTCTCTAAAATTAACTCTTTTCTTTCCTGATAACTCATAATCGGTGGTTTTCCTTTAAACTTTGCTACAAACTCATCAGTATTAAGACCAATAATAAGATAATCGCCAAGTTGTCGGCATTTCTTAAATAGCCGAAGATGACCTGTGTGAAGTAGATCAAAAGTGCCAAGAGTAATAACTCTATTTCCTTTTTGATTTTCTAATTTTTGTCCCATACTTTTTCTTCCAACGCCTGTATATTTCAGGTTTATTTATCATCATCCAAGTGCGTTGGCGAACTGACTTGAAAGGCATAGTCTCACCCCCTCTTTCTTGCCATTTTCCAGTAAATAGCGGCGGCTACTCTTTTTCCTGCTTGTTTTGAACCATATTTTTTAGCCGCTTTTCTGGCTATTTTGGCAAAACCACCTGTTTTATAAGTTCTGCCCAATTTTTTAACCATTGCTCTGCCCTTTTTTCCTTTTGGTTTCATTTTTGCCATATTTTCTCACCCCCTTCCCAAGATTTTACTATTTCTTGCTGGCGGTTTTCAATCCATTTAGCACAATCCTCATCTTTTATCTCTTTTGGTATTTCGTAATAAAGATTGATTTTATCATCTATTTTTTCATCTCTTACAATCGGTAATTTCCCCTTCTCTATTTGTCTTATCATCCATATATAACGTGGTGGATTAAGAAGCCTATCACGTCCTGATATATTAAGAGGGCTTCCTTTTATTACCTGCCATAAATTAAGACACCTGCTAATAATACTATCGTCAATTAAAAGTTTATAACCCAATTTCATTGCCCGAAGACATAATTCCAAATTATCCCCACCCAGCCCTTCATCAAAAAATTCCCAGAAGCCATTTAGTTTATCTAAAATATGTTTTGGTATTGCCCCAAAGTTCATTTCGAAATCATAGGGATTTGTACTTTCTCTGATACCGTGATATTGCACTCTGACATTCTTCCAAACCTTTTTTCCTTGATAAGCCTCTCCGTTAAACCAATCCTCTTTATTAGTCTTATCAACATTTATCGGCTCGTAATAAATATCAACTGGGGCTATTAAGCAATCTTTATTATGGCGGTATAAGTCAACGATACTTTCAATAGCATCCGTATCCATATAAACAAAGTCTTGAAGCCAGACAAGAAGTTCACCTGTTGATGCTTTCCAGCCTAAATTATTGGCTCTAACCAACCCCAGTCTTCTTTTATACACTCCTTTTGCTTTGTCACCCCTAATATACCTAATATCAAGATTGTATTTTTGAGCGTATTTTTGAGCAGTTTTACCTCTATCCTCTTTATAATCATCAACGATTATCCACTCTATATTTTTATATGATTGCGATGAGATATTTTTTGCCATACTATCCCAAAACCCCTCCCTTATTGTTGGAGTAATGATTGAGACTTTAACATCCTTTGTCTTTTCATTAAAAACATCTATCCACTTATCAGCGATTTTATCAATCTCATACTTTCTTGCTTCTTTTTGACAGCGGTAGGATAGCCTTTCCCACTCTTTTTTATTTTTCATTAAGCCTATCAAAGCCTTTTTATATTCCTCCTGAACTTCTTTTTTTCTAATATCGCCTTTAATAAAAATTCCGTGATTTAATGTTTCTTTAATTGCTCCGATATCAACTGATACTGGCACTACTCCTTCTTTTGCTCCTTCTATAATTGAAAGACAGTTGATTTCTAAAAAATAGGATAGATAGGCTAAAATACCGCATTGTTGCCTTACTTTCTTTAACTCCTCTTTCCCAATCCTGCCTAAATGATAAACGTCTTTCTGTTGCATTAAAAGTTCAACTCCCCGTTTCCACTCTTGACGCTCTGGATTTCCTCTTGCGACAATATCAAACAAATCCCACCCGTAAGCAATAAAAAGTTTGGCATCCGGCACTTCTTTTTTAATATCGCTCCATAAATAGAGCAATATATCAAGCCCTCTATCGTAAGATGAGGTATATAACAAATTATGATGTCTCATACTCCATTTGATATAACTTTTATTTTCTGATAATTTTCTTTACCCGCCAAACTTTTATGATACTCGCTTTTTACCATAACATAATCTATCTTATCCCAGTTGATAGCCTGCGGTGAATATAAGTCGTGTAAGTCAACCAAAAACTTCTTTGCTTTTATTTTCCCCGCCAAAGAAGAAGACCGCCACTGAATAAAAATATTAAATCTATCACGAGGATTAAACTTGTATCCTGGCAGCCAAATAACATTATCATACACTCCTTCTTTTTCTACATCCGCATAAACCACAACCACATATCCTTTTTTAGCCCACTCCTTAGATAGTTTAATCACTGCCGTTTCCGAACCACCAATTCCTGTATTTAATGATAAAGGAGACCATTTTTCAAAATGTTGTCCTAAATAAGCATAGTAGCAAATCTCATTTTCTTTCCAAACTCGTGGGCGTTTATACTTATTAAAGTAATAATAAGCAAACTCAAGATTGGTGATTTCTGTTGGTAAAGATTGAATAAGCGGTATAATTTGTTCTTCCTTGTCTTTATCTTCCAAATACTTAATAAGTTTGTGGGTTTGCTCGCTTGCCTCATCCAACTCTTTTAATCTTTTAACTTCCTCAAGTAAAAAATAGACATCTTTGGTAGGTGATACATCATAAAGATATTTAATCGCCCGATAAGCCTTCCTGATATCCCGCTTTACATAATACTCAAACTTAAAAGTTAACTCTGCCCCGAGTATTTTTTTCTCCATCTCGTTATTCATTTGGGACGCATCTTTTTCCTCCATTGACACGGCTATTTTAAGCCAGTGCTCCATCTCATTATATTTGCCCTGATTAAAAAGATATTTTGTTAAATAAAGATATAAGAGTGGCTCGTAAGGATATTCTTTAATCGCCCCTCTTATTGACTCTTCCGCTTTCTTATTATCTCCAAGCTGGCTATAACATTTGCTCATCAACTGATAACAAACTGCCCGCTCTTCGTCCCAGCCTGATTTTGACAGATATTCATAGCCCATCTCAATACACTTCTGCCATAACTCCTGATCTTGAAGTTCTACATAGATTTTCATTAAATAAAGTAGAGTTCGTGGGTCAGCCTGTCCTTTTTCCCGCTCCTCTTTTAACTGAAGTTCTAAAATCCTTTTGTTTCTTTCCATCCGTTCTATATTTTTTGGAGCATTAGGGTTTCGGTCTGCTTCGGTGTGAAGATAAACAATCGGATAGTCTTTTGAGTAAGGGACATAGGTATAACGTGGTTGGTAGTTGTCAATAGGAACGGGTGTTTCGTGCAGTCTTCCCTTCCAGACAAAAACATTTGGTTTCAAAAGTCTTTCCCGCTTTTGGATTAAATCAACGTGTTTTATATTCTCAAAAGTAGGTTCGCCGTCAAAAAGACAACCGTAATAGTAGGTAAAAAAGACACAATCAAAGCCGTTCTTATAGGAAATCTCGGCGACTTCTCTTAATTTGTCTGCTCCGATTAAAATGTCGTCACTATCCGACCACAAAATCATATCGAAACCCCTAATCTGTGAGAAGTTAAAATTTCTTTGGGCTGAAAAATCATCATTCCACGCCAAATAGGAGTAATTAAACCCATTTTCTTTACACCACGCCTTTGTTTTTTCTGTTTTTTTACCATTGGCGGTAATAAACACCCCATCTACCGCAGGCAAAAATGAGGCAACACACTTTTTTAAGTTCTCAAGCTCCTCATCTCCTTTGGCAATGACAGATAAGGCTATTCTCATACTTTATTGGCTACCTGAAACTGCTTAAAAGTCTTGGCTATTTTTAAGGCATTTTCCCTTTTAACAAAATCAAAGTCGGGAAATAGTTTTTTTAATATCCTAAATACCCAGTAAGGATAGGAAATTAGGCTTCTTCCTGTATGTTTTCTTACCTGTTCAGTTAAAGTTTTTTCTGCCAGTTGATATTCCTTGATGCTGTCCCGCCAAACCTTATACTCCTGTGGGTATAATTCCTCGTAACTATCAAAGACAAAATTAACTAATTTTTGTCCTGCTTCCGATAACGGATCGGTGGGTTTTCCCAGTCCCTGCCACGCTTCAACGATAAAAGAAGTCAAAGCTGATAAATGAGGAGGAATAATATCGTAGTCTTGAAGATTAAGAGCCATATAAAAATGGTAGCAAAGTATATCGTTTTTGTCAACAGAAAAGACTGGCTACTCAAGTCATTTTCCTCTTTCGCCAGTCTCCTCTTTAACTACTCAAGCCTATCATAAAGAGCTTGAAAATCCGGTTCTCTTTACATCAGCTTTTTCGTTATAGGCTACGTGAGTGAACTCGGTAATATATACCCCAGCCACATAGTCGCCAGCCTTTGATCGGTCCTCCCAGTGAGGTTCACCAGTATTGACCAAGAAGGACATTTCGTGCAAGTCTTCATTGACAAGCATAGCCGTCAAAGTTCCTGCCGCTTTTCTGACGTCTTTATGAGCCAGGATTTTAACCGTAACACCCAAGTCGGTATCAAACACTCTAACCTCGTTTGTAAGCCTCTTATCTTCAGCTTTGACATTTCGGGTTAAGTTGGTTCCAAAAGTTGCCACTCTCTGTTTAATAACAGCAGGAGCAACTAATGTAGAAGCTACATAACTTGAGCCAACGTTATCCCAGCTTGTCTTTGCCATATCATTCAATATTTCCTCTGTGAATGATTGACCTGAGGCATAAGCGGTTACGTTCAATCTGTAATCCTATATTCCTATAGGTGTCGGACTATATCTTTCCTTTCGGATGGGTGCTGTGGCATTATATTTATTCAGCCTAGTCTCTACACCTTCCAAGAGCCTATCCGCAATCTCTTGGCTTGGCTCGGTGTTACCCGTTCTGGGCTTCACCGAATTCACCCAATTTTCAATATCTACACCCTTAAATTGATTTCCTAAAAATATAAATGTTTTTCTATGACAATTTATACACAAGGTTCTGCCATTGTTGATATCCCAAAGTTCTTTACATTTTAAAGCGTCCTCCACATCTTTTATCCCATTTTCACGAACAATTAAGGCAAATGGTTTTATGTGGTCTGCTTGAAGTAAACCACCCCTTTTACCACACATTTGACAAGTGTAGTTGTCTCTTTCAAAAATAGCCTTCCTCCATTCTTTATATTTAGAATTAACACTTAAAGTATTTCTTAACTCACTTTTTCCTCCTCTCCAATTAGGATGGTTTTTGCCTTTTTTATAAACTCTTGCTTTAATAGAACACTCCATTGAACAAAACTTTTGTTTTTGGAACTCAGTTATTGCTCTACTGGTAAAAACAACATCAGAATGTTTTTGTTTTTCAATAAGAATATCCTTTAAGGGAACATTTCTAATTTCCACACCACAATTTAAGCATTTCTTTACCCTTATCATCTCTTTTTTCCAATGTGGAGAATTTTCTTTTTCAAGTATTTTTCCAGAATATTTAGCAGAACATTCTCTTGAACAAAATTTATTAAACTGATGTTTTTTACCAGATCTGTGTCTAAATTCTTTTCCACAATTAAAACATTTGTGCGTTTTGGGTATAGATACTCCTCCAACTTTTTTAGAGGTAATGAATGCATCGATACCAGCCATTCCACGAGCCGTATCAGTCGCACCAGCCGCCAATGAACCATTGACTAAAAGATACTCCATCTTGTTTTTTAGTCTTCGTAAAGCTCTTTCCTTTTCAACGCCTAAAGCGTCTTGTTTGGTAACCATAGCAATAGATGCTTTGGTTCGGGAAAGTCTTACTGGACTATCAACAATAACGGTGTAGTTGCCGGCTCTTGATTCAGCTTGCAAATCAGTATAGGAGGTATCAGCTCCCTCTGCTTTTGCTGTCACTGATGTTACTCTATCCTCGTGAAAAATATTCCACTCGTGATAGGTTTGAAGAGCAGGGCTACCTTTGTCAAGGTTTGAGACAAAATAATTGTCCTCATTGGGCGATATATCTCTTATGATTGACAAAAGAGACTCACGCATTTCGTTAGGTGCTTGATAAGTTGTTTTTCCCCATGCCATAGTAATTCACCCCCTTTTAATTGCATAAAAAAGAATAATGAAGTCTTTTGGAGATTTTTAGAAGTTTGTGCTCGGTTTATAGTCGGAGCATCAGACTACCAAAGACCAAGACAATTATAACGAAGTAGTTAGGGGGGTTTTCAAGAGGAATTTTTTTATGGTATACTTATAAGGTAATCAAATGGAAAAAGCGATACATTGTGATGGAGGTTTAGTTGTAAATCCCTTCTTTTTTAAGGTAAGTCATCCCCGTGGAAGAGCAACGGCTAAAATTAATTTTTCTCCAACTGATAGAATGATACTTTCTCTTGATAGTGATGATAATACTAATAATGAGGCTGAACTATTTGCTTTACTTACTGCTATAATTGAGGCTTACAAAAGAGGAATAAAGACTATTTATTCTGATAGTAAACTTATGGTTGGAATTGCTATGGAGAATTATAAAGTAAAAGAAGAAAGATTAAAACTAACTGCCTCCATCATTAAAAGACTGGTAAAAGAATATCAAATAGAAGTAAAGTGGTGTCCTCGTGAAAAACTGTGGGCTACTTAATTCTTTTTTTAAATAAGACGTCGTAAATTGTTATTATTTTTAGCCTCAACTTTACATTAATAGACGTCTCTATAATGCCTCCCCCTCCCCCCTCTTACTCTACTCTTACGGTGCTTGATGCCCTTGGCTTCCCTCGATCTTTCCTCCGCTGTCAAGATGTTGACACCTACCTACAATCCTACCTTGTTTCTCCCTAGTTTCTCCCTATCTCTCCCCCATCTCTCCTCTGTTTCCTGGCACGAGGAGTGTGCTTGGGTTTTTCACTTCTATAAAAGTATTTCTTCTTTTTTAGTCAGCGTCTGGATGAGTCTCGGTCGCCCTCCCAATTGTTAAGCCGTTTTTCTCCGCAAACCTTGTTGTCAAGGAAAACGGAAAGGCTGGGAGAACCTCCGCTGCCACACTTTCCAAATCAAAAATACTCGTAATCAAAAAAAAGATGGTTAGTATCCTGCTCTTCGCAGTCTTTCAGCTAACGCACCTTTTTTATTTTTACGAGTTGCT